AAAGACTCTTCAAAGGCAGAAATGAGAAGAATGGCTGATGAAATCGGTCGTATGATTAATTCAAAAATTAATAGAAGCACATCTTCTAGCACTTTGAGGTGATTAAATGACAAGCACAGTTTATTTAAAAATACAAAATCATTCAGGTAGTAGTGCAATTATTGATACTATTCCATTAAAAGTGACTTCTGTCTCTGTTTCTGTTGATAAGCAGATTCCTGCTTTTCCTTTACCTTTAAGTGGTTTAGCAACAGGTGAATCTCTTACTGCTGCTTTAGATTTAGGAATGTCTAGCAAAAGAATTAGTTTAACAGGATTCATTCTGCCAACTGAAATACAAAGAACCCATTCTCCTGATACATCGCCTCATAGAACATTAAAATTCACAGCACAAGAATTAGCGCAGATGATTGCTTCAGGTGTTGATTCAACGGGTTTAGCAACTTATCAGGCTATCAACGAATTAGTGGTTTTAACTCCATCTTTTGTTAATGAAAATTACATTGATAGAGGAAGACTTGCAGATAATCCAACAAGTCCCGATTCATCAACCGTTGCTTTAGGAAGTGTTTCTGTTGATATTCCTTTGACATTTAGAGCAAGAGGTGAACCTAATACTTTAGATAATACCAATGTTAGTGGTTCTTTACCTTTTCCAACAGCATCAACTTCTGAAGGACTAAAAGGTTTTATTCAAAACTTTGGATATGAATTAAATGCTGAATCGGTGGATGTTTCTTTTAATTTAGATTTTGTTGTTGCTTTAATTTTACCTTGAGGTTTCGTTATGTCATATTCTATTTTCGCAGGAAAACAACGCTCGCTTGTTTTTCCAGTCATGTGTAATGGTTTTTTGACATTAGATTATTCCGATAATATTGCTTCAACAGGAACAGGTATTCCTTATGGTCTTTGGAATTTAGATAATAATTTTACATTTGAGTGTGTTTTGACACCATATGAAATTAATGGCTATGGCTTTTATGCCGCATCTGGGAATGAGTTTCCTCCACAATTTACAGACAATAATCCTTCGGGAAGTGCTAAAGCATATGTTTCGGGTAGTAAAAAGATACAGAATGGATTAAATTTTGCCGCTACTGAAAGTAATTATGAAAACCATAAATATATGGACAAAGATGATAGAGGAACACACGAAATGCGTATTTTTCATAGCACTAACTTACAAATTAGTTTAATTAATAGCACAACTCATAATTGGAATAATCCAGCAAGATATAAAATTAAAGTAGGTATTAAATTAGGAACTGCTTCTATGGAGTATTTTACAACAGATGAAGTTATTGTTCCAAATTTAGGGGCGCAATATTCTTATGCGGCTGATGAATGGTCGGGCGGAGATAATGACTTAACTGGGTTTGATGCAGACGGTAAAGCAAAATATAGACTTATTGGTAAAACAAGTTCAATTTTTAGTGGAAGTCATGCAGTAAATGTAAGCGGTGGCAACCCAAATGATTATGTTAGTGAGTTTAAAGAGATATTTGTTAGAGATGGTTTTACTTTTACTTCTATCGGTTTTGTTGATAGTGCTACTGCAAGTGCTTTAACTTTAAAAGCAGCCCCTTCGCAAGCAGTTGGTGTAAATACTAATCTTTATATCCATGATAAGTATTTTGAGCCAAGTTATATAAACAACACCTATCATATTGCTTGTGCGTGGGATAATCAAAATAAAGAGATTCTTATTTTCTTTAATGGGAGGCTAGTAAAAACAGGAACCCATACTCAAACAGATTCATTTTCTATGGCCGCAGAAGATTTTTATATTGGTGCAAATGGTGGCGGAACAACAGGAGTAAGTTCCGCAAAAACCAACAATCAATTTATGGGTGAACTTCATGAATTAAGTTTTATGAATATTAGAAAAACCCAATTTTCGGCAACAAATAACTTAATGCCTAACTATAACAATACTGTTTTATATTTAAGATTTGAGGAGGTGGATGAATAATGGTCGTTGATTTAGCCACAGGCTTATCTAAAGAAGAGTCTCCGACAAATCCTAAGTTCTCTGATAGTTCTATAACTTCTTCTCATAGAATTTATACTGCTATTGCTACAAATGGAGCAAGCACCTTTACTGCTACTGACCATACTGGCGGAACACAATATTCTAATTTAGCGACAACAAAAGGATTTAGAATTAAATGCTATGATGCTTTAACAACCACAGGCTTTCGTTTTAATCCTGGTGATTTCGCAACATATAACTATTTTGTATTAGTGTATTCAGATGATGATAAGAAACATCATTTTGCTAGAATAACTGAAATGATAACAGAAGACTTAGAAGGAGATGCTTTTGAGTTTGAACCAAAATTAGGTAATGAAATTCCAAAAGATACAAAATTTTTAATTGTCAAAGGCCACATCAAAACAAATACTAACATTGTTGCTTTTTCGGGAGGTATTCTAAATGATAGTATAGCATTGGATGAAAACCTTTCCTGTGCTAGACCATTGTTTTATTTCTTTGATAGTCTTTTAGATAAGAAAAATGAATTAGACCACAACACAAAATACTATTGTATGCAAAAAAGCGGTTCGGGAACTAGTTTTGCATTTGATACTACGGATGCTGTTGTATTTAGAACTGTTCAAGATTTTGGTAAAACAGTTATTGATTATAGTAAATTTTCTCATAGAGTTACTTTAACAGATAAATTAAGAGATTTAGATAATACTGTAAATCAAGGAGCATCTATTACTACAAATGAAGGAGCAACTATTACTGCCGACACTAATGACTATAATGCTATGTTTCCTAACGCTAGAAGAATTAGCGATGATTTGATAGCAACCCCCACATATACTGGACCAAAAAGATATTTGCATTATGATTATTCTCCTACTAAATCAAATCTTTTATATAATGTTTTTGAACATGTAAATACTGAATCTATTGATGGTAAAGGTGGTTTTTCCGAAACTTCTATTTTAGATAACGGAAGAATCATGCCTAAGAAAATTAAAGAGTTTTATGAATACAAAGTAAGACATAATATTCATCGTGGCGATATGAACGAGTTTTTCTCTTTAGCAGCAACATATTCATCAAAAACATCTAATGCTGTGTTTTCTTTCAATACTGAATATAATTTAAGTGATGTTCTAAATGCAGGAGATGAAGTCAAGTTAGGGGATAATATTTTAATTGTTCAGTCTATTGCTGGCCTAACAGGAACAACCCAAGAGATAACCTTCCAAAGCGACACACACCCCTATGTGAGAGGCGTAAATGACTCCGCTTTCACCGCACAGTCCACGACACCGACAAGCGGAGATGTGCTTCAACGGCGGGCATATAACGCAACTGATGGAACACTTATGCTAAACACACATCTGCTAAATAACCGATTTAGCAAGATGTATGTGTCTTTTACATCTTTAAACCATAATGAAAGATTTGCTAGTATTACTGCTTGTAATGCTACCACAGGTATGCTTACTTTATCTTTTACGGATGATTCGTATAACAATAATCCTTTAAGTTTTGCTAAAGGCCAATATCAAGTATTTATTGAAAGGTTTAACGGGGAGATAGAAAATATTGAAACTAAAAAAGAAGAAGGGCAAACTATTGTTGAAATTCAAGGTAGAGACAAATTTAATAAATTATTATCTCCTGTTGTGAATTTAAATACATTATTTAGTGAAGATATTATTTATTCTAGCAATAGTCCATACAATAAATTAGCAAATATTAGAGCCGCATCTACATTTACTATACCATTAGGAGTTACTTTATTTCAGACTACAATTCCTGATAATGGAGATGGTTCTAATTTTGATAATTTTCCCGTAGTAGGAACAAAATTATTTACGGCTAATGGATATATTGGGCAAGTAACTGCGTCTAGCACTTATTCTCATGGAGGTGGGCCTGCAAGACAATATTCAATTACTTCTTCTCTAACTGCCGCTAATAATGAAGCAGTTTATATGGAAACAGAAAAAAATTATATTCTTTCAAAGGCACTTGGCTCATCTCATTTTGCTGATAAAAAGGCGGCTAGTTTAACTGGTTCAGCAAATAAAGGTTTAGTTTTTACATCAGGGAACGAAATTACTTATTCTTCAGGTGCTGAGGGAGACACTTTAGTTTCATCCAGCACTAATCAGAGCGTTGGAGCAGTAGGGCATTCAATTAATAGCCCATCTAATATTAAAAATGATTTAGCGTTTCAAGCAAAATTACATGATGAACATGGTTCTGCCTCTGCTTCTACATTTGATACTGTAAATACTTTAATTGATTTTGAAATCGTTTCTTCTACAAAAAAAGGCAACATAACTCAAATTGAATTAGCCCCATATTTGCCTATTACATTGGGAAGAAAAATTAAAAATTATGGACAAAGTGAAGGATATACTTTAACAAATACGGAACAAGCCAATAAAAATGCTGGACTTAATGCTATACATCCAAATATTATTGAAGCAAACGGCAATATCATTAAAAATTTCAACAGAGGCGACCCAGTATTTATAGGAGCCGATACTGATAATGCTGTTTTTGCTGGATATGTTATGGTTAAAAAGTTTGAAAAGGGAACAGGAAATGGTAAATTTTTGTTGTTCTTAGACAGAGATGTAAGTTATACTGCTGGAGATAAAATATACCAAGTAAGTAAAGACACGCATGATTTAGTCTTTATTAATGGAGCGCATCTTTGGGGAGGAAAGATTTTGACTCTGCCTCATAGTAAATTGACCTCTAGTGGGCCTGTTCCATTAAACATAGAAAATATCTTTGTTAGCAACGAAGACACTAATAAGAAATATGGACAACCCTATTACAAATCAATTGCTAAAGCAGATGGTTCCTTTAATGAAAAACCCACGCAAATTAAATCATCAATTGTCGAACTAAGAGAAGTTTATCCAAATGATTCTAAATTGGAACACCACTCTATTAATTACAAAATAAAGCCTAATATTTCTTCTGTAAATATTAGTGAATATGATAAAACTGGAACAGGTGATGATAACCACAGGGATTTTGATATGAGAGGATTTGGTAGCGCACATGGTTCTTTGTTAAATGGAGAAGCAAAAAGACATAGAGTTAATGTAGATGATGCAAATAAAGCAACTGACCGTTATGGAGGCTACGGAGGCTATGTTCATTTAAACACAGAATATGGAAAGGGGCTTATACATGAAGTCAGTTCAGCAGCAACACTCTTTTTGTATATTAATTCTGATATTTTACCATATTCCTCATTAAGAGGAGATAGTATTATGGATGGTAATAAAAACATCATAGACTATAATTTACTTCTTATTGAAAACAAAAAAACAAAAGATTCTTCTCTTACATATACAAATACTACCGCAGGGAATCAAGTTCGCCTAACAGATGATAATTTTCAAACAATAACTATACAAAACAATACTGATATTTCCTCTCTTAAAAGATTTGGAATTATGAGACTAACTGAACTTTGTTTTGATATTCACTATAACTTATTTAATCCAGAGAAAGAAACTGTGCCTAATCAAGAATACATTAGAGTAGCACAATTAACTGGTGAGCACTTTTCTTCTGCTATTGGGACTTTGGACGCTACTTCAATTACTGATTCTATGACAGGTTCTCTTGCCTCTGAACCAACAAAAATTAAATTAGCAACAGTATCAACGAATCCAGCAAACGGAGATTTTTTATATGATACCAATTACAAACTTATAGGGCGAGTTAATTCTTATGATACTGGAACAAAGGTAATCACATTTACTAGCGATGTTAATTTAAATGATGATGCTTCTTTAACTGTTGGAAATATATACAAAGATGGTGGGCAAGGAACTGCTTTCGGTCTTGAAGGAAGTAAAGATAGAGATACCTTTATGTCCGAAGATAGGGCACATATTCAAAAAGGAGCAATTGTTAGCGGCAATTATGGTTCTCAAAGTTCAGATGCATGGCATGGATTCCACAATAATGTTATTGCTGGTTTTGCTTCAACTGATGCAGTAGTATTCCCAATTAGGGTCAGTTATTCTAATACTCTTAATACTCCAGGAAATACACCAAGAATCTTTTTTTCAAGACCATTTTACTATATGTTAGGATTTGCTGATAATTTATATGACCATAATATAGTGGTTGCTTTAGATACATATATGATTGAAAATGGGCAAAAACATGATATTAATGCAGGGGCAACAATTCCTCTTAGCGATGGAAGGCAGTATGACCATGATGACGCTGCTTCAACTAAAAGAAGTTTGACTATTGGGAAAACAAGCAGTAATTATATTTTTGGAGAAAAAACAAGAGGTTCATCAAACACAAAGGCCACTACTTCTCCTTATGAAGCAACAGGAATTAAAATAGGTATTAAACCAAGACTTTGGTATGATGCTTCCGAACATGATACTGTTTCATCAATAGGTTCATCAAGTGGAACTCTCTATGAATATGGTTTCAATGCCTATGCTGAAAAATTAGGCTGGATGGACATGATAGACTTAACTGGATGCTATTTAGTATCGGAAGCAGGAAAAGATATTGATTTAGGAAAAACTGTTATAACAGGTGATGAAAATGCCGAGTCCTCAAGAAATATGAATAATGTTGTTCCTAACGATATTATTTATGTTGTTTCTCACACCGTGACTAATTCTGGTGGTTTGAAGAATCATCTTATTTTAGATAAACAATTGGTGGATGAGTCTGCTTATCGTGTGCTTAAGCCAAACGAAACCACTTTTTATGATTATAGCCCAAAAGAAATAAAACTTAATACTTTACATTCAAAATACACTAAAATGGCAAATGAAGATAAAATGTATGATATTAATCAAGACATTGATATTGTTGAAGGAACGAGAGGAAAAACTCTTACTGGTTCAACTCCAGATAAAACGGGGCCAAACCAAGAAGCATTTCTATCAATGTATGTTGTAGTAGACCCTGATAAGCAAAGTTCTACGGAAAATCATTTGGTTATGAGAACAGACACAAATTTCTTAGAAATAATGTCTGAAGGAAATTATAACATGTATATGTCTGATGGAGAAGATAATACAAAAACTAGTCTTGAAGTTATTAAAAATGTGTCTGTTGATGGAACTTCTTCCCCAACTCCACAAAATACTGTTGTTTTAAATTTCTCAAAAATAAAAGAAATGCAAGGGGTTGTGAGCGTTTCGGAAACATTTACTTTAGATACTGCCCAAGAAATTCAAATTGATGCTAAAAGAGCGTGTATTGGTTCAACGGTGAGTGTTGGTCTTGAAGGAGAAGACTTGATTAATGAATTACTTGAACAAGAAGGAATTGAATTTGAAACAACATCAACTGATACTCCTATGTATTTAGCACCTAATTATCAAGGATTGGATTTATTTTCAGCAATTAAATATGTTTTAGACAAAAAGGAGATGAAATTAGTTGAAGAGAACAATGTTTTTAAAATTGTTCCCGATGACACAAATGACTATTATACTAATATCATAATTGATGATAGTGAAGAATACTTAATATCAGAGTTTGAAAAGGTTTCAACTACTTTTGATTTTTACAATGAAATTATTGTTTATGGACTATCTCACAAAGCATCAAGAAAGGACATTCGTTCTATCCAAAAAAGAGGAAGAAAGACCTTAGAAGTAGTTGATAATACTTTATTAACTCAAGAAGAAGTAAATAAACAAGCAATTAGATTATTGCTTATTCATTCAAGAGTAAACCAAAAATTAACATTTACTATGCAAAATAAAGGAATAAATCAATTAAGACCTGGAGATATTGTAAACGTTTCTATTCCTAGAGAAAACATAGAAATGAGCGAATATATTATTTTAGAAATGGAACACCTATTGACAGGTTTTATTAAATTACAACTTGGAAGATACACAAAAGACCTTTCCGATATTTTCTCTGAACTTCTCGTTTCAAGCAAGGAAACAAAAGCAGCGTTGAGAAATAATGATTTAACCACTAACGAAATATCCTTTGATTTCTTGGATAGCATCAACATCAAAGGACTTAAATTATTGGTTCGCAAGCGTGAGGCATCGGGCGGTATGACCTTCGGATTCGGACAGGCGTTCAATACATCAACTGCTAAACTTGGATTTGAAGGCGGCGCAAGTATTACACTTACTGATTTATTGGAGAGGGATTTGACATGATAACTGATGAACTTAAAAAACAACTTGTTTCCCACCTTAAAAGCATTATTACTAGTGCTAAAATAGGCTTGGGAGGTAATTCAACTAATCCTATATCAACTGATTTAGATGTTCCATTAAGTGTTTCTCCTACATTAGTCAAAACTGAATCTGATTTGAATGTATTAGAAATTAAAGTTTCAGTAGCAGGTAGTTCTATTCAAGGACAGGTTATTCGTGAAGTTGGTTTGTTTGATGACAATACTTTATCAGCCCATGCTTCAAGAAGTCCTAGAGTAGATTACTCTCTATTTAGAACTAACTTTGACGGAGTTGGCCCATTTTCCACAACAGAAACATTAGAACTGTTTATTTTATTGGAGGTTGAATAAGATGGTAAGCAATAGAAACTACTATGGTCAAAGCACAACAGGAACTGCAAATCAAATTGAAGATGATGTGGATTTTCCGCATACTGGGATTATTAAGGCTTTATCTGATGGATTAGGACAAAACTATGCAATTAGTGGCTTTGATATTACTGTTGATAGCGCAACGCAAATTGATGTTGGTGCAGGGGTTATTTTTCGTGATGGTAAAAGAATTGCTGTTGCGGGTGTAAATAATTTAACTTTAAGTTCATCATATACAAACGGTTATCATTTGTTAGTTGCTAATAATCACGCAACTGCCCCTGTTTTAGAAATTAGAAACCCAACCGCAGTAAATAAAGTTCCTGAATATAGACACCCTGCTTCTGGAGTAGCGGGAGCAGATACTATTATTGCTGTTATTACTCATACAGGAAGCGACCCAAATATTCAATACTTAACAGTTCATAAGACTGAAAATAGTTTGAGCGTAGGATATGATTCTAGTGGTTATACAGAGGCTATGTCAGTAGAAGGCACTTCTACTAAAACAACTTTCCATAATAAAATAGCAGATGCAGATATTAGATTTGTTTTAGGAGATAATACTGCTGATGAGAAATTTGAGATAGTTACTGATGATGACGCTGATGGAGATTTAACTGACACACTTACTGAAGTATTTTCAGTAAATGGATTAGGTGCAACATCAATTGCAGGGACGGTAAATCTAGGAAGTGTAGTAAATGCTGGAACAGATACAGATAAGTTCTTGGTTTTAGATAGTGGTGGAAATGTAGATTTTAGAACAGGAACAGAAGTTAGAAGTGATATTGGAGCAGGAACATTAAGTGCAGAATCAGATACATTAGACACAGTTACTGGAAGAGGTGCTACAACCTCAAATTCAATAACGGTAGGGACAATTAGTTCAACTGATAATCAACTTCTTGGTTATGAAGTGCATGAAACCGCAACAGGTCCAATTATTACAGGTGGAAAAACTGTTGTCTATGTAAATGATATTACCGCCCTTACACCAGCAAACCAAATTACTTTACCTCCACCTGCGGCTGGAACTATTTTACATATTGTAAATATTGGTGGTGTGTCTATTACTATTTTAGGAAACCCTACTATTAATTTAGGACTTACCACTCATGCTAAAATTGCCGTTGCTAATCAAATAACATTAGCACCACATGAATATGTTACATTACAAGCACATAACGATAGCGTTCCACCATTAGTTACTGGACATATGATTATTAGTGATTGATTTTGTATGGCTTAATCTCCTGATTTAGCCGAACAAAATAAATTTTACAGAACGGATAAAAAGCCAAAAAAAAGCGAGGGAGGCCGAAGCCCCCCTCATGTTTTTTCTGACCATATTCCTAAACAAGCCCTACATTCCCACAATTTAACTTGTTCGGTTGAACCCACATAAAAACCGTATAGCCGTTTGGCTACGGTTTTTTCCGAACAATACGGGCAAGCCTGTTTTAGACCCATCTAATCACTTTTTAGCATCTTCACTCATAAGACGCTTCATATATTCTTCAACGCTTTCATCGGTAATTGAAGTTCCACCAAAAGCGGCAAAGAAGAGAAGCATCAGAATGATGACGAAAATGATTAATCCGAACCAATCCCAACCATCCATTACCAATTCACCTCCAAATCTTTGTGTTCTCCATGTTCAATAGAGAATCCTTTAACAAATCCATTATCCTGACCATATTTCCAAAGGTCATATACTAACTGTGTATCTTTCATACAATACTCAACGACTTCATCAAACTTACCCATTTTCCATAGTCGGGGCGCATCTGCACTTTCCATTAATTTAAAGTCATTCATTGTGCATTTTACCAAGTTTTTGAGTTGGTATCTTTCACCATGTCCTTTTAGTAGTGCTTTAGAAGTATCAATATACTTTTTATCTTTTAGATACTTTGTGATGCAGTAAATATCCATTGAGTCTCTTAGGATGGGTAAATCAAAAGAAGCGATGTTATGGCCTAACAACAATCCGCCCTTTTGTAAATGATTATCTAAATCATATTTGAGTTCACTCAATGGTTTTACAATATGTCCCGATTTAGAAAAGGATTCAACGGGTTCATCAACATAAACAGTTCCGTTGTTTCCATCCCAAGTGGCTACTGTTGAAACCTGAAACATATGGGTATTACCGAAACCACCAATGTCATACGACATATTTTTGGTTTCAAGGTCAATAGCCAAAACCGACACTTTAATCACCGCTAGACCAAAGTTTGGAAATCTTTTCTTCTTCTTTATCCACCTTTGGTTCTTCGTTAAGGTCGGTTCGTCGCTTCAGGAAAGCCACGATTTGCTTATTTGCTACACTTAGCATAGCACAACATTCCCAACCATCATCACCATAGGTATTCAAAGTATCAACGATAACATTTGGCCCTTTAGAGATTTCAAAGTATAATACTGTATTTTCCCACTTCATTCTATATCACCTGCGATGTATTTAACATACTTGCTTTGCCCAATTTTTGTTTCTTCAAACTTATGTTGAATTGATGCGTAGTTGCGATAGACTTGAGATTGTGATTTCTTAGATTTCTTTTTCACAGTCTCAAACAATTTTCCTTTGTGAACAAATCCTTCTTCATTTTTGTCAAGAACCTCAAATGCTTTCTTGAAGATTGATTCATCAGCCTTTTCCGCAACCGACTTCTGCCGCACCCGTAGGCTTCGCTCCAACCAATCAACCAATGTCATATAAGACTGTCGGACAATAGTTGCGGCTTGACGGACATTATGCCCAGTTACTATGAATCTATCGTTTTTATTTTTAATTGAAGGTGCAGATGCAACACTACATAGAACTGCCATTTTCATCAGAATTTTCATCAATCTGGTAGTAAAATTTGACGCAATCGCTTCAACTTCGGGGCGAGTATTCCAAAGATAATTGTTCATGTTATTGTATTCTAATCTGAGAACATCGTTGTAATCTGGTGAATACCTCATCACTTTAAGCGGGTCGCCTCCTACTTCTCTAAATCTTTCCTCAACCAATTCATAAATAGTAAATAAAGCATTTGAATACCTTTCAATCTCTTGCTCAACAGGAATATATTTTCCTGCTTGGCGAATCTGTTCAAGACGCATTTTATGTTGAATGAACTTAGGGACTTCCCAAACAAACAAAAGCATTCTTTGAAGAACACCCTTTTCAGCCATAACATCATTTAGATTGTTAGGAGGATAAGTCATAGCCATAACAGAACGCTCAGAGAAGCATTCCATAACTTGATTCTCAAAAGAAGTCAGAGCCTTTGAGATAATCCAAGATTCTCCCGCCAATGAATTCATTAGAGTATTCATATATACAATAGACTTTTCTTGATGCTGGCTTTGTTTAAAGATACCTGAATATTCAAATTCATCCCAATGAGCCAAACCATTTCCTTCCAATTGACCAGCAATTCTTTCCCAGACGATTTCTCCTTCATCATCAAATTCTTTCTTAAATCCACCAATAAGAACAGAATCTGTGTAATCTGTCAAACCAAAAACATCAAAAGTTCTTTTCATCGTTGGTCTATCCTTTAGAGCCAAGGATGGATGCTTTCCTTTATCGTTAATTCTTTTAAATACATTTTTTGAAACAGGCCCAACAAAGTTCCACAATGTAGATTTGCCAGTTCCGCTTGTTTGAACCCAACAAAAATGTATTCGGGTATCTTCAAGATTGCTTCCACTTGGGACATAGATAAAGTCTTTGACAATTTGTCCAAGGATTGTAAAGAAAGAAATACCAGCAGGAATATCATTATAATGGGAAAACTTTACTGCTTCCCCCTGAAAATCCCTAATTACTTTAGGTAATGCTTCTCTAAATACAGACGCATTGGCTTCAAAATTATCCCAATACGAATCCATGTCTTCGTTTTCATATAAATTTTCTTCTTTCATATTTTCACCTTCTCTTCCGAGTTCAATGTGGAGATTATTCTGTTGGCTAAAGTTTCTCCAATTCCTTCAACGGCTTGTAATTCGTAAGCCGAACACTCGCCTATTTCCATAATAGAGCCAAATTGTTTTATTAGTTGTTTTGCCTTTTTAATAGATACGCCTTTGATGCTACTTAGTAAATCAATTCTTAAATCATCTGTTGTTAATCTTTTAAATACTTGTGGGGCTATTGTTTCTCTCGTTAATGGTTTCATCTTACTTACTGCGGTTATAATCAATGCTGCTTCTTCTTCTGTTTGCACCCAAAAGGGCTTAATGTCTGTATCAAGAACAATTCTACCGATTGCTCCAAGAAATTTATTATTTAACATAATACTTCTTGAACCGACTGTCATGTTGCTTTTTGAATTTTCAATAACATTTAAAATTGCTTCTTGCATATCGCCATGAATAATTACAATATTAGTAGCATAATGTCTATCCATGTTGTCTAATTGAGTCCACAATCTTTTGGACATTACTGAACCTAAGAAATCCGTTGTTGATTTCGCTTCAAAGCAAACATCATCAAAAACATAATCACCAATTTCTAACCATTTGGTTTCAGTTGGTATCTGCATGGCTTTTGCTTTCTGCAAAACTAATTTAGCCAATTTCGATTTTTCTCTTGAATCAATAACAAGCATTTATACCTACCTCCATAACTATATTTACAATAAAAGCAATACTGCCTAAACAATAAAAACAGACCCTTGAGTAAAACATTATGCTTTTTCTTTCCATCAAGAATACCTCCAGCATTTACCCACACAAAACCCTTCACTAATCAATCTATCACAATGAGGCGTATTGTAGTTATTATGCACAGTAAATCGTGCGTGTTTCTTTGTGGTGTTTTTATCCCAATCAAGCCATACTGAATCGGACTTGCCAAAGACTCTCTCAAGTTCTTCAACCACCGACTCAAGCACTTCCTCTTTAACTTGGTGTGTATTTAGGTCTTGGTAGCCCGAAAGCAAGTCCCGATACCAAGAAACGAGGTATGCTCTTGCTATATGCGTTGGATTCTCCACCATGACCGCATTATGCAAACAAGGCAAGATAGGTAATTTTCCTACGCCCTTTGGCACAGAAACCGACCCCCGCATTTCCTTAATAGGGGGTGCTTCGGGGAAAGTGGCCTCCACTTCTCCACCCTTTCGGAAGGATAAATGGCGAGGCTCTTTTGCTAATACGAGTATTTCTTCAATACTAAGAGATAGGTCATCAACAGTCAAAGGAATGCAATAGCGAGCATTACCCTCTCCATCAGAAGAAGACATATTTACAGTATTTGGCACTCTTCGTAGACGAGTAATTTGACCTACTCTTTCATCAAGTGTATTATCCTTACCTACTTTAGAAACCAAGTATTCTTTGATTTCTTTAAAAAGAGTCTGAACATTTCTCATATTATTAGTTCTCTTACCAAAGATGAATAAATGAAAACCACGCCCCGAAAAGAAAAGCGTATGAAGATAATTTCTTTGAATTACCAACTGCATCACTTCCTTCACATCACGCCATGCTTTATCTAATTCATCTTCATGTGCATCAAAGTCCAAAAAGATTCTATCAATAATCACCGTTGAATCAATAGCCATCTTTTCACTAAAATGCTCAAAGTCATAAACAGTAGTATATACATTCGTTCTATTGTTTTGAGATTGAACGAATTTAATATACTGTTCTTTACTTTCCATTTTCTTTCTTCTCATCTGCGGAGCGTTCTTGATTTGACTCCCCGCCCAAACCATTCTCGGAAACTTCATTTTTATTACCTCCAAAATTTACTGTTGCGGTATTTAACAGAGACTTAATCGTATCTGCTATCTGTATTTGTAGTGATGCATAAACCATTTCTTTCATCACATCACTAAAATATTTACCAACATAATCTTCTTTAATTCTTAATTCATCAATTATTTTAAATTTTTCAATAAGACTCATTTCTGAGTAAATGTCATTACAGATAAGAGAAATTGTATTTCTCAAATCCGAAATCTCATTGAATGACCAATTTCTTGATAAGACCTTCTTTTCAATTAATTCTTTCATATTATCACAACCATGAATCATTCTGTGCCGCTTCACAAATTCCATAATAAGAACAATACTGAGAACAGGTTTTCATGTAAAATGAAGCAGGGAAATGCCCTTGTTCATAAGTATAAATTAACTTAGCAATATTATCCCAAAGAGCCGTCATTGAACGCTTCAAAACAGGTTCAACTGTAATATGGTTAGCAACAGGATAATACCAACCCCAATGGCTAACTTCCATATCTTTTGTCAAACCGTGTTTTTCAAGCACTTCTTCGGGTGCATTATCAATCATCAGTTTATAGAAAGCCATTTCTTGACGCATAGAAGAAGTCTTAGAATCTTTCCAACTGCCTGTCTTATATTCAAAGGGAATTAGTTTCCCATTCTCAATAAACACACGGTCAATGATACCTTGAAGTCTCACGACATAATCTCGTTGTAAAGGATATTTCTTACTTACATTCTTAGGAATAGTAATTTCACAATCAAATACTTTTTCATTGATTACTGGTAAAAATTCATCAATTCTTTCTTCACTTCTTGCCTCAATGAAGCGTTGTGCCTCAAATGCGGCGACTGTTAATGAGAGGTCATAATACTCATCAATCGGCATAAGGCTGGTGCAGTATTCAAGAACCTCTGAATTATTCATGGCTTCTGCCTTTTTAATGTCAAATTCATTAAAGAATTCTTCACGGTAGTTGTGAAGAATAGTTCCCTTTCTCATCGCTTCTGTTTGGTCAGTCGGCAATCGTTGAATATATTGAAATTCATATTTCTTATTGCACCAACCGAAAGAACCCACCAAAGAAGATTTACTAATCTTCAAAATTGGCTTTGATGGGTCGTCTGCATTTTCAGGCTTCCAATCATAAGTAAAGTCCCTCATGGACTTAATTCTTGCTTCATATTTTTCATCTTTGTTCAAAACCATTCCTCCAATGTTTTTTGTATTCTTCCTGTTCTAATACTGGATAAATCCCAGTTCATAGCCTTAAAAATAGGCTCGGCTTTCTTCAAAACCTGTTCAGCGTAGTGTTCCAAGTCAGGAACAAGGCCGCTAAAATCCTTCATTTCAACTCCCGATATAAACTCAACGGCTCGTTTTTCATGCGTCAAGGGATGAGTATAAACATCATTTACACCCCTTACTTTCAAAAATAAATATGAGTCGTCAAAATTAGCATCATATTTTTCCCAAGCATATAAAACACCAGCAATACCTGAACCAATTGACGGCTTCTTTCCTTCAAGTGTAGTAAAATTCTTCGTTGGAGAAGCACACTTTGGACAAGCCCCATATTTCATAGAGATACAGTCTTTCAAATGAAATTTTGAACGACATTCGGGACATTTTACTTCAAAGCGATTTCTTCTCAGTCGGCTTCTCTTGATGAATGAATCAAGAGGCATTTTACCAGACATGATTTCTTCATAGGTTTTATGAAGAGAAGCAACAATTTCTTCTTGCTTTTTCTCACCAACCCACATTTTAAGAGTCCGAGTTTGCACCTCTTTCGCCATTTTTGTTTCACTAACTCGTTTTGCAGTAAAACCTGTCATTGTGAATTTTGGCTCATCAAGCCATGTTCCATCATCCCAAGTAATTAATCCTGCGTTTCTGTTTTTTGTAGTGCCGACCCCAAGAGCAGAATAAAACTTTTCAAATTCCAAACTGACGGGATGCTGTTCAAGTCCGAGAACATTCGGGAAACTTTTTTTGACTTCATCTTCAATCACCTTAATTGCTTGTTGTGCGGCTTCTACGGAATCAATTTGCACATAAATAGAATCTGTATGTCCATAAACCACTTTCATTTTATCACGCTCGGTAATGTGTAAATAGCAACCCAACAGGAACGCCTGCTAATTTTGCTACTTCTTCTTGTATTTCTGTAATTTGAGATTTTAGATTTTGAAGATTCTGCATATCAACATACAAAGAATCTAATTCCTCTGCAATTTGTTCTTTCATTTTTTTAATTTCTTTAAGTGTTTCTAAATATACTCTATCATCGGTCATAATACCACCACCAGTAATGTAATGATTGTCGCAATATTAACTACATTGACCATCATCAAAATTTTGTTGCTTCTGTTAATCATCATCAATAATTCCTCCAGCAATTCATTCGTTCTGTCCATCATCATCTTCATTCACACCTTGCTCAATATCTACAATGATAGCGTTTCGTTTTAGATTATTCATCATTTGAAATATCTCTTTGACTTCCTGCATTGTAATATCATAGGTTTCTTCACTATCATAAGACAGTTTGACTGTAATATACTTAGTTTTCATCTGTAATCCTCCAATATGTTCTTTTGTTCTTTTGGTCAATAACTGTCAAAAGACTTCTATGCTTAGATAAATAAGCACCAATGCTGGTAGTATTCTCAAGATACTTAAGAGTCTTACCATAATCAATAAGTCTGTCTTTCATCTGATTTGCAGAAAAACCATCATGCATTTCAGGTATAAGTTCATCAATCCACTTTTGTAAAAATTTATTCATGTTTATCACCTAGTTTTGTAAACGGCCCAGAAATTTCTGTTATTTTTTCATGAAAGAGATAATTACAACAAAGAACAACTAAAGGTAGTCTACAAACCTTTTCTCCATCTATTTCAATCTCAATAATCTGTCTATCAACCTTATTTTTAGAAGGGTGTTCTGTAATATAATAGTGAATATATTCATACTCATTTAATTTATCATATAATGTGTAATATTCTTCTTCTTCTGGTCTATAATATCTCATATTTTCATCTCCTTTGCTTTAAATGCGGCAAGTCTAATTGCTTCTCTTGCACTTGCAGTAATAGATGCAGCCAAATCAACATCAGCCCAACCAAATCCTTGAAAGGCAACAATGCCATAAAAAGAAGCCATTAATCTCTTGACAGCCATTTGATTGTTATACCACTTTGCATACTCGCCGTTGTCCTCCTTTTGTGCTTGATACATAAGTCGCTTATATTCATTTCGCAACTCCTTCAATTCAAGAACGGCTCTCGGTAAAAGACCAAGTTTATCTGTTTTATAGTAAAGCATATCTTGGTATTTAACTTCACTAAAATCTCTTGGCGTAAGAATGTTCACGGCAAATTCTGTTGGTTGTTTTGATTTTGTTTCCCAACTGATATTGCGAGCAATCATCATTGAAGGATATAGACCAGCAAAATCAAAGGCGGCTACATTCAAATGTAATCCATTTGTTTCTTCGCTTAATGGGTCATAAATCATCGCACCTTCATATTCTTTGCGTTCATCAACCTTTTTTCCTGTTGGTGCTTTCCAAGTAGCATTTCTCATAAAATAAATACTACCCATGTGAGAAGCATAAAAACAAGCATCAAATGGTGCTTTCAATAGCCTTTGAAGTGAAAGAATGGCTTCACTACAAAAATTTTTCTCATCAATTTCAACCATCAATTCAACATCTCTCAAAGCATATTTGAGGTATGTTTGTGTATCTTCTAACCAACCCTTGCGATAAAATTCGTTAGTGTCTGGAAACTTCTCAGAAACCAATTTCTTTTTGTTAAGAACAGTCTCTCCGATGTAATCAAGCGATAAAGAAGGTAATGTCCCTCTTTGACTGTCATTCCATTGTCTTTCAAAAGCAAGGTCTAACGAGAGGGTTATGCGACCCCCTACGGGTTGCTCAATGGGAGAGAACCCACTTTCACCATAGGCGAAAGAGAAGCCATCCTTGACCTTTTTAACGCCCTTAACGAAGCCAATTGGAGACATGATACGAGGGTCAAGACCCACGGCACACGCCCGTTCAAATAATTTCGGTAAATCAGCAAAATGACCAAACCAAGCAATTAACATATCGGGGTCTTTTACAATCATTGTAGTCATAAAATGTTCAATCATTTCTCTTTCAGAAGGAAAATAGTGGCCTTCCCAATCACTTCTTTCATGTGAAGTATAATCCCAATGTTGGTCTTGATTAGGAAACCAAGCCCATTGATAGTATTTCTCATCGTAGTTATCATAAACAACAATAGTAGTCAATTGGTCGTGATATTCTCCGCCTTGTTGCCATTCCATATCCCAATACCACTTACGCAGTTTATATTCAGGCATTTCATCTAATTCATCAACACAATACCGAAAATGCAAAGGAACATCTGCTTCATAGGTTTCATTCCACATCTTCTTTGCATTACGAATATCATTGGCGTTTTCAACAAAAACTTTCTTCAAAGGTTTCCCTTCAAGATTAGTCCAATCGCCACGAAGATACTCAAAATCCCTAGTGATATATTTACTTGGCGAATAACTAGGAAATTCAGTAGCCTCTTCATCCACAAAGAAATATGGTCTGAAATTAACCATCTCATACTTTCTTTCATTGTTCTCTCTCCATGCTTTGTATATTCTCATTCCATCATTCATTTTATTAATAATCATTATTATCACCCGTTAATCTGCGGTGCTTTCACTAACATTCTATCTTCTGCTACCATAAGAATAGGGAAATCGTCTTTCAAATAAATATTCACCATCTGCTGTTTTTCAAACAAAGAATACAAAGGCCCACTAAACTCAACCGTTGCTGATTCTCCTATGTTAAAGAAAGGTTCAATGGTTTCTTCATATTTATTACTCGCACCATCTCTTGATGATACTGAAAGAATCTCTTCGTGGTAATTAAATTTGTATACTCCTGTTTTCACTAATTCACAATTTTTGATTGCATCTCGTAATTGCACCTGCATAAGACTAATACCCGCTTCAAACTTTGATTTACCAAAAGTAAAAAGCATCCGAGGCATGACCTCATAACTTACATGATTCAATAAACCACGCATTCTTGAAATAGAATCTCCTTGTGGGTGGCGAACCACCAAAGGAATAGATGCCTTTCTGGTATCAGAAGTTAATTGAATAAAATCTCCAACTACAAAATTTATTTCATCTTTGAACGATTTAAGATACGGAGCAACTTTCGTAGTATCAATGACGACATTACCATCTTCTTCACCTTCAACTGTCAAATTTAATTTAACGGCAACAGTATTATTGCCGTTCCAAATAGAAAGAACATTACCTTCCAAATACAGAGAGGCATAGTTTCCAAGACTCGTATTCCCGAATCCACTTCCACCAATACCTTTTCCTTTCATTTGAACTTTGGTTAATGCCTTTTCTAATTTTTCACTATCTATTGTAAATTTCAAATCTTACCCTCCCGCATTTCAGGAATACCGTCCCAAGAAACATTTCCGCCACCAACGGTCAATGATTCCCAAGACTTTCCAACAAGCGATGTATTGGTTTTACTACTGAGTAATTCAGCCTTATACACAACATCGTTCTTTTTGCGGGTTCGTCGGGTTGTAATGATTTGATGGAGGTAATCTCCCCAGTTATGCCAGTTTGGTTTAGAACCAATAACTTCTCCTGTTGCACCATAATCAGCCTTTGAGTGGGTGATGTAGATTTGGTCGCAGTTAAGGTTCTTACACATCATCAAAAGAGAATAAAAGGGAGCGTTTCGCTTTCCCCATTCAAACTTCATCTTTTGAGGCTTTCCAATCTTTGAAGACCCAGTTACATGTAAAGTGCAACAATCAAGCCATTTATCCACACCATCAAAAACAAAGAGAACATTTTCACCCTCTTCAATCTTTGATTTAACATACAAAACAAAGTCTTCGGAATTTGCTTCCGACTTTTGAATATCCAATTCACCATTTTTGTTTCGCACTTCAGGATTCCAAAGAGTAATCCTATCGGTCATTTCATGGTTTTGTCGCCATGTTGGTTCACAACCATCATCCCAGTCAAGAACATAAATTTGCTTATCTGGGAAATCAAGAGCCAAACCGCTTTTAACAGTCTTTGGTTCTCCCCAAATACCACAAATAAGACGATTGTTTCTAGCCAATCGTCCTTCTGTTTGTTTTGCTAACTTATCCTTAAATGCAACAACTCTTGCGTTGTTCACCATTCCTTCATCAACTTCAATCTTTTTTCCACTAGTTAATCCCATATTATCACCAAATTAAATCTTCTTCTTCAATTTTAATTTCTTCTCCCCTTAGACGAGTCCATGATTTAATCAAATCATGTAATTCTTCTAAAGACGAACAGACATATCGGGCTTCTTTCGTTCCAATGTGAAGTTTAACCCAATAGGTTCCTGTCTCATTCTCGTTTTCTTTCCAAGTAATAAAATCAACATTGAATAAATCAATCATATAACTATTACTTTTAATTAAATATCTTTTATTGTATAAATTTTCCATAATTTTACCCCCATAAGGGAGAGGCTTCGCACCTCTTTTGGCCGTCATTGTCGCCAACGACTACACAAATTGAGTAAGACTCAATCAAAACCAGTCAAAGTCTTCCTCAACGGGTTGTGCGACTTCAACGGCAGAACCATGACGAATCACACAATATAGACCTGCTACATTGATAGTGATTGGTTCAACACCTTCATCAGTTGTTCGTTGGCTTGTTCGGCCAATAACGATAACAGACGAACCAATACCGAAATCAAGAGTCAAATGCTCAGGAATCCAGCAAGTGGTGATTGCATCATCATCGTAAGAGATTTCAGCATTCAAATCCGTTAGGTTAATGATTCGGTTTCCGTTCTTTGTTGGAGTCATGTTCATATTGCACACCGTTCCATCAGTAATAACGAAACGCTCCTTTGAAGCGAGTTGTTGTAGTTCAATGTGCGCTCTTTCCAATTCAACAAGGGGATAAAGGTGCTTATCAAAGTTGTTTCGCAGACAGTCTTCAAAGTCAAACGAAGACATATCACGATACAAATCGTTTTCCTTATCCATTTCAGCATTCATGGTAAGACTACTAAAGGTTAAATCCTTAGCACCATAAATAGAGGTTTCATCACTTGAAAGAACACAAAGGAAATGACACCATTCAAAGGTGTTTGGTGAGAAATCAACCCCTCCTTGATTCTTGTAAGAAAAGAAGTATGGCTTCATTTCACCATTTCCGATTTGACCAAAGAAAATACCTGTTCGTCGGAACTGTGCCTTTGGTAGTGGCTTACCGAAAGATTCGTTCTTACCACCATTCATGTAGGTTTCGGTTGAATCAAGAGGAATGTAGATTCGTCCATCTTCAAGAGTTTCTGCACCATCGGGCAGACTTGAAACAATCTTTTCTTCATAGGTTCCCTTGTGGAATCGGGAAACTGTGAATTTGCCGAGAGCATTTTCAATTGCTACTGCAACAATACCCTTTTCAAGAGCATTATCCGAATCACGCATGAATTCTTCCTTTGCTTGGTTTCGGTTCCAACTCATCATATCTCTTGGCGCATCAAGAGAAACAAAGAACCCAAATGCACTCTTATAGAAAGAATCATTTGACTTTTCTTCATTACCAGACTTCTGCGCTCGTCGGGTATTTGCGACAAAGTTTCTCCAAAGACCCAATGCAATAGGGTTAGAGGTTTCAATGCCGTTTTCGGAACAAATCTCTTCCAATTTGTTCGTCGCTTCTTCAACGCTCAAGCCAATGACCTTTGCGCCTTCTTCAATTTGGTTTTTCATATCCATTTTTTTCACCTTTTGTTTTTTTGTTTTTATAGTAATTGACCCATCATCCATGATACTAACACTTTCGGGGTCATTGTGTTAGAACGCCATTCGCTTTCGCCTAATGTCCGTAGGAATTTAAATTTCGTTGCCGAATCCAGATTCTCTGCATTAATAACTGCGTCATGCAAACCGATACAAATATCTCTTACTGACTTACCATCATACAAGAAATCATGAACTTTGCTGAGAGCATTTGCATTTTTATTCGTAATTAAAATTAACAATTCGTTATATTCAGTCAAACCGATTTCAAGTTGTTTTGATAGAGGGGAATTGCTTGCTTTAGCCGCTTGCAGTTCGGTTATCCCTCGTCTTAAATCACCGTGAAGAGAGTATATAAAGGGCTTCATCTCGTCTGCGGTAAATCGGGTTATTTCTTCACGCTTGAGAATTGATTGTAATACATCAAGCATGACCTCATTAGATAGAGGTTTAAAATGATAATTTGCACATCTGCTTTGAAGCGCAAAGATAATTTTATTTCTATCATTACAGGTAATAATGAAACGAATATTACTTGCATATCGTTCCATAATTCTCTTCAAGGCATTTTGAGCATCAGTAGTCATACCGTCCATCTCATCAAGAAGAATCATTCTAAATGGAACATCACCGATAGTTCCGCTTTGAGCATAGTTCTTAATAGTAGTTCGCACAGTCTCTAAACGCCTATCATCTGAAGCATTCACTTCAATAAAATTATCATTGAAGTTTTCGCCTAATACTTCTCTCGCTATAACTATTCCTGCTCCTGTTTTACCAGTTCCAGGATTTCCGTATAATAGAAGATTAGGGACATCTTTTTCTTCAATCCAACTTCTAGCGTCCATTACAAAATGTTCTTGTCCTTTAATTTCTTTGATTGTTTTTGGTCTATATTTTTCTGTCCATAGCATTTTTATTCCTCCTTTAATTTCCATAGAGCAGGTTGTTGGCTCTTATCATTGACTCTAATGCAACCATATTTACCATTAGCCAGCATACCAACTAACACAGTATAATTAGGTATAACTGCTCTTTTTTTAGTTCTGTAAGGCCTATTAGAACCATTGTTCTCAAAAGAAGGAAGGTCAATAATTGCATCATGAATTTGTCTTGATGACATAATTTTTCCTCCTTCTAATACTTTATGAATTAATCTTTGATATTGTTTTTTCATATATATTCCTCCAATGTTTGTTGTTGAACCTCAATTGGGTCTGTTTTCTTTCTTTTTCTCTTTTCACCGATTTTAAGAAGTCGGCACTCTGCGTGTGTCAATTTTTTCTTCGCCCATTCCTTAAATTCTGGGTCTTTTAATAACTGATTCAGTATAACAGGGTTTTTGACACCTAGTTTGCGAGAAAGAAATGGTATTTTAGAATACTGTCTCCTTCTCGGCATATTTAACCGACCTGCCATGTTTCCTTGATGCGAATACGCCAACATCTCATAGAAATATCGCTGACTCCAACGCCTTTTGACTACTCCATCTACAAAAATTAACCTGTTTGGGTGCATATTTTCTGCCAACCAAGATAAAATCTGCGTATCGGCTGGTTTGTTAAACAAAAGCAAATCTTTAATCAAATCACGATTACTTTCCTTCAAATATTCATAACAAAGAGAATAAGTGTCTCTCTCGTAAGAAAAAGGAGGCTCGGAATGTGGAGCGATAGTTGCTAAATGGCTACGCAGAAAGTTGTTGCTTCCTGCTCTTTTGATTTTACACATCGCTATAATATTCTTTGGAACAGATTTTTGGTCAATAGAAGTTAAAACTATTTGGCCTCTGTATCTGCGAAGAATATCAAGGATTGCTTCCTTATCAGGCTTATAATGAACATCTTCAATGATAATGCCCCTTTCAATCGGAAAGGAACCTACATCAAAATCAATGTCATTTGCATACATCACGATAGGGTCATTCACAAAAGTCTTTGCTTTTGTTGATTTGCCTGTTCCGTGTTTTCCTGTTAGTAGTATTGGTCTTTCTTTATTGTAATTGGTTAATCCCATTCATATTACTCCTTTTAATTCAAATATTCTTTCTAATCCTTCTGCATTACGGTGTTCTCCGTGAGAAACCAAATGCACTACTTCTCTAAATACTGTCCATTCGTTTTTTGCATCGGGAAGATTCGGTGTCATTTCAACTATTTTGTATAGATTCTTTATACCACCTATCTTAAGAATAGGTCTTGGTCGTGTTTTACTTTCCTTTTCTTTGTAGGAAGAGGTAATTTCATGTTGTAATAGGCTTCTCTTAACACCGAGTAGAAACTTTTCATCTGCTCTTAGGGATAAACTCAATCTAACAATATATCCCATTTTTGATGCAGGACTTCTTTCTAAAATAAAATCCATCTTAGAAAGACTAAGAAGAATACCTATGAGCATATCTCTACTATACATGAGAAACGCTCCTTGTTATTCCTTGAAAATCTGCTTTGTATCTTAGATATTTTAATCCATCTAATATTGTTTCTTCAACTAAATTTAAAATATCTTCTTCAACCTCAACAGAAGAAGCATAAATAACATTTAGGCTCGTTCCTTGAAATGTTTCATGAAGAACCGCCGCTTCTTCAGAGATTGGGTCAAATAACAATACTGCCTCTCCATGTTGTGCAGTTGTTATTTGAGATGAAATCATAACAATTAGCCCTTTGGTTAAAAGAGATACTTCTTCATCTTTTAAATCGCCATATACAAGAAAATTAAGATTGAATACATGGTCATATTTATTAACCAGTTCTTGCAATACTGGGTCATTGACCATTTTATTCACTCTCATTCATGTATTCTTTGTTTTCAGGCCAATAACCATTAGGTGCGGTATTTGTCTCAAGCCAAAAGAAGTGTGCGGCAGTTAGGCGAGAGTGTCCCATCATTAAAGCATTTTCCTCAGCGTTGCTAACCATATTAGCAATAGCCGTTTCAACCCATTCACTAATAAAATACTTTGCATCATTAGATACAGTTAAATCGGTTGTATCTTTGATAAGTTGAGTTACATTTATTTTGGTTGTTCGTGGAATTGGTTTTGGTTTTGGTTTTTCTGGAACAATAACTTTTCCATCTAAAATATAAGGACAGTATTTCTGCTCAACAACCTTTGGTCTGCCTTGGTCATGCAGAATGTTCTTTAAATGAGCCATACCGTCTTCAATTTTCAAACAACGATAAGTTGTTGTCCCAATGATTGTCATATCTCCCTGTTGAATCATTCATCCATCACCTGCCTTAAAATGGCTTCAATCACAGGAAGGTCGGCTTTTCCACTATCAAACATATTAAGACACAACAAAATCAATTGTGCCATCAGCATCTTGGTAAGTAACCGTAATCCCGCTAACAGAATT